CATTACCATAATTTGGAAACAAGTTGTTATTGATCAGATCAATAACATTAAAGTTTTCTTTTCCTTTTGTATTGAGAGATAAGAATTTGAATGCTGATTTTTGAGTGAAAATCGGATGTGCGGCTTTTACTGAAGGACGAATATATTCTATAATTTTCTTCTTTAGGTTGTCAGGATCATTTTCATAAATAATAAGAGACAGGATACGTTTATCAGAAACAAATCCAAGTGCTCTGAAAAGAATAAAAAGAGGAACTTCAACGTCAACCCCGAGTATGCGAACATTAAATGTATTTTCTTTTCTTATGATAGTATTTCCGTCAATCTTTTCACGTAGTTTATTGATTACAAAGTTTATATTATTTGTTCTTGAAGATTGAAAACCTTCATTTGATACGGACTTAATATTTCCTTGTAAAATTATGTTTTCATCAGATGATTTATTTATGTACAGAATATTATTTACCTTTTTCTCAAGAGAAAGGATAACTTTTTCTTTCCCTTTAATCACAAAATAGCCTCCTTGGTCATAGGGGCATTCTCCAAATTCACTAAGTTTAATAGGATCTAATTTGTGTAAAAGACAAGTTTTAGAATGTATCATAATTGGTATTGAACCAATATTTACCTTTTCAAAATTGAGTATTTTAGGAGGTGTTCCTTCACTTTTACCTTGAAAGGTAAAATGGACACCGATATTACAAAAAATGTTACTCTTATAGGTTAAATTCCTTATTCTAGCATCATTTGGAAACATTTCTTTTAATACATCACCATCATACATAGCTGGGGATGAAACAAATATATTTTCCTTTCCATTTACAATTTCACCATTTTCATCTAATGTTTCACCAAAATATATTTTAATTTCATAATCGAATTTACCTGTAACTGTGTCCTGTCCTTTGTAAATTATGAATGGATTTTCTCTTTTAATTATATTTCTAATACCATTTTCTTCTGAAAAGATAAATTCATCAAAAGAATCAATTTGATGTTGTGATTTGTAGTAACTTGTATCTCTGAAGAATGTGTCAATTACATCCCATGGATTTATCAATCTTTTATCATTAGACATTTATATATATATGTATTTTTTTTATTTTTAAATTACAATTATTCATTTAATGTTCGGGGCGAAGAAGGAGGTGTTGAAATTTCATAATCACTCTCAATCCATATTTGACCATAAAAATCGTAATTTTCTGTTGTAACTCTGTATCTTTCACAAGCATGGCAATATATTTCTTCATTCCTCTCCCGAGATAATACCGAATTATTCTTTTTATTAGGTTCAATACCCACTCCATTACAATTATAACAGGTAGCCCACATATTTTGAGATAGATATTAATTAAAAGATCAAATTTAAGATTTTTTACAAAAATTAAAATAAATTATAACATATGAAGAATCAAAAAAATCAGCTTTTTAAAGTTTCCCCAAATATTGAAATCACCGAAAAGATCTTAGAGAACTTCGGTATTAAAGGATTAGATGATAATCATTCTTTTACAAGAGAAAATTTATCTGATTTAAGTACAGTTGATGGTATTAATGAAATGTATCATGAATTATTAAGATATTATATTCCTTGTAAGGCTAAAAAATATCTTCTAGATATAAATGAAAAGAAATGTATAACTATTTTAAGACAATTCTTAAAAATGCAAAACTATACATTAATGTCAAAAGAAAAATATGTAAATGGTAAGAAAATATTATTTTATCAGGTAATACCTTTACAGATAGATATGAAAACAAATAGAGATTCTGAAAAAGTAGTTATTTCTTTTGATTAATTCACTTTACATGGAGCAAAAGACTTTCTATGCCATTTTGTAATTCCATACTTTTTGATAGCTTCCATATGTTCTTTTGTTCCATAACCTTTATTTTTATGTATCCCGTATTTTTCTAATTCGGGATGTTCTTTTACTAAATTTAGTATATAGTTGTCGCGATATGTTTTAGCTAAAATACTTGCGGCAGCAATACTTTTGTATGTATTGTCTCCTTTAATAACGCATTTATGTTCAATAAATTCATCCATATGAGAAGAATAGTAATGTTTAAAATGGTTTCCATCTACAAGGATTATGTCTATTTTTTGACGTCCTGTAATTTCGTCTAAACATAAGTGCATTCCTTCAATTGAACATTGAAGGATATTTTTTTCATCTATTTCTTCATGATCGATAATTTTGATAGAGTATTGTTGTGCTGTTTTGGTTATATAATCAAAACATTGATTTCTATATTTCTCAGAACATTTTTTTGAATCTTTGACTTCCATTCCATTTTCTGGATCTTGTTTACACCATATAACACCTGCGATACATACAGGTCCAAAAAGGCATCCTCTCCCTGCTTCATCAAGACCAACTTCTATTTTACTTTCATCATCATATTGCTTTAAAACATTCTTAGGTTTGGCTTTAGGCATTTAAAATAAATATACTATATATAATAAGGAATATGATTCTAAATAGTTATAGTTTACAAAAAGCAGTATTAATGAATAAAAAACGTCGTAAATATGAAAATAGCATAACATTAATTCCTAAAAACACTATTTACACATCATTGACTGGAGACTTTATAAAAAAACAAGAAAAGAAAGTAGAAGAAATAAAAAAAGTAACCACTGGTCCAAAGAAAAAATCTAAAAAGAAAGGATTACCTCAAGTATTAGATTTAGATGATTTAGATGATATTGAATTACCTGATCTAAAAGTAGATGATTCAGATATAGATGGTGAAAAGAAAAAAGAGGAAGTAGAACCAGTCAAAGTTAAAAAGAAGAAAGAAGAAGAAGATGATGAAGAACCAGTGAAAGTTGAAAAGCCAAAAGATGAAAAAGAAGATGATGAAGAACCAGTGAAAGTTGAAAAGCCAAAAGATGAAAAAGAAGATGATGAAGAACCAGTGAAAGTTGAAAAGAAAGATGAAAAAGAAGATGATGAAGAACCAGTGAAAGTTGAAAAGAAAGATGAAAAAGAAGATGATGAAGAACCAGTGAAAGTTGAAAAGAAAGAAGAAGAAGATGAAAAACCTAAACAAGGTGGTGGCATTGATGATAAAAATATAAAAAAAATTGTTGTAACCTCGTTTTTTTAAAAGATATATTTTGTAATAAATTAATAAACTATCATGAACCTTGTATATATGGCAAAACCTATATATGGAGGATGGGTAACATTTACAGCACATTTATCATTAAAATGTTCAACAGACCTTTACAAGATAGGTAAAAGGTCGGAACCTAATAAAAGAGATTATGGTTATGGAGTAAAATATCAGAATTTGAGAATAGATGAATTGATTGAAAAAGAAAACATTTTGATAACAGCTGTTGATAAACATTATTGGAAATATTTAGAATTATTTCCCAAAGGCACTAAAATAGTAATACACGATCCAACAGAATTAAAAGGAAAGGAAAATAAATTAAGGGAATTATTGGACAATTTTGAAATTATAACAATACGTAAAAGCGTTCAAGAATTTCTTAAAGATAAATACAATAAAGAAAGTGTATTTTTACCACATCCTTTTTATGGATATACGAAAGATACATCATCTGAAAAATGCGATTATTATTCTACATGTATTTCGCGAATTGATTTTGATAAGAATATAAATTTAATACTTTCAGCAAATAAAAGATTGGCAGATGAAAAAAAAATATATCTTTTTGGAGCTGAAAACAGACTTTATGTTCATCACAAATTACAAAATATGGAATTTGAAAAATATTGGAAAGGAAAGTATCCTAAGAACCTTCCAATGAAATATGATGGTAAAGATCTCTTAGATAATTGTGCTTTTGTAGTAGATATGTCTATTATTGTAGGTGATGGTGGAGGCACACAATATACATTTTTAGAAGCTATTTATCATGATTGTGCTCTTATCCTTCACAAGGAGTGGGTAAATAAGGGAGATACATTTAAGAATGGATATAACTGTTATGTTGTTGGTGAAACTGAAGATATTGGAAAAGAAATTTCAGATATTATAAATAGAGGAATTGACTCAGACTATAAGAAAATTGTTAAAAATTCTAAAAAGATATTAAAACCACATTTGGGGGATGCTTGGAAAAGTATCTTTTCGTAGATTAAATGAAAAAATAATATATGATATTAAATAATGACTAAAAAAGCCCCGTGCTACACCTGTAAAAAGAGTAGTAAAGATGTAATTGAAACAGAAGACACTATACCCGAATGGTATAATAAGAGTAAAAATGCTTTTTCTCCTTACTTAGCAGTTCCAACAGCAATTGTTTGTAAGAAAGAATACAATCCAAAAATTAATTTTGATAAATGGAAGAAAAAAACACCACCATCAAATGGGAGTCAAATTGTATTAAAACAAAATATTAATTACACTAATAAATGGATTTTTTATTGGGCGTCTGATTCAGCAGCTGATTTTTCGGAAGTAAAAAGCGCTGAAGAAGCTTATGAGAAATTAGACAATAAAGGGTTAATAAAAACCGATAAAAATGGAATGGCGAAATTTGTCTTAAATTGTCCACAACCTTATAATGTAGGAGGTACAATATATGCACCACATTTACATTTTATTCATTTGAATGATGATAAGTTATGGTCGGTAGAAAAAGTAGAAACAATCGAAGTTCATTGTCGTATAAGTTTGGAAAACTTAGAAGAAATGATTGAATCAAAAGATCACTTAATAATTAATTGTATGGATTCTAAAAGAGTAAAAGGGGAAGATGTATATGACATTCCTGGATCATTACGTTTAGAGGGAGATATCAATAAAAAGAAAAACTTTGACAAGTTATTAAAGCAAATCGGTAAAGAAGTAGAAGAAAGAGAAGAACTAAAAGATATAAAAAAGAATAAGAAAGTTCCAATTGTTATTTATTCTGTAAAGGATGGTGAAGATACAATTTCCCATAAATTAAAAATGAAATTATTAGAAGAAGGCTTTACAAATTTAATTGAATATAACAGTAAATCATCCGGATGGAATGATGAATATGATGAAGATAAAGATGATTCGGAAGATGAAATTCCTAAAAAGAAAGATAAAGGAAAGGAAGAAAAAGAAGAAGAGGAAGAAGAGGAAGAAGGAGAAGAGGAAGAAGAGGAAGAAGAGGAAGAAGGGGGAGAAGAGGAAGAAGAGGAAGAAGAGGAAGAAGAGGAAGATGGAGAAGAGGAAGAAGAGGAAGAAGAGGAAATGTTTAAAGTTGGTAAAGATGATATGAATGAAGAAACATTAATCTATATGAAAGATGGTGATTTAGAAGTATATGAACATAATATCTATAATGGAGAACTAATGCAAGATGGTGAAAAGGTAGGATTATGGAATGGAAAAACTATAGTAAAAAATAAAAAAGCTAAACAAGATAGTGATTCTGATAGTGATTCTGATAGTGATTCTGATAGTGATTCTGATAGTGATTCTGATGATGAAAAACAAAATGGAGGTGGGAATACAAACGATTTAACAAGATTTAAGAGATTATTAAATGGAGGATCTAGTGTAGATGTTCAAGATAATATAGTGTTAACAGGTGGAGGAGGATATTCTTTTAAAGGACACGGTTTTACATTCCATTAAATTTGAAAAAAATTAAAATATTTTTAAAAACAAGTAAAAAAAAGATGGAGAAAGAAAATCTACCAGGAGGTGAAAAAAAAGCTGTTCCTAAAAAGAAAAAAGTCAAGATTACTTGTTTCCACTGTAAGAAACGATTAATGTTGATGCAACAGATAAAATGTAATTGTGGCCATTACTTTTGCCCGGCGCATATGAACCGACATTCACATAATTGTACATTCGATGTAAAAGCCGAGATGAAAACACATTTAGAAAAAAACAATCCAAAGATGGAGCAAAAGATGATCAAAATTTAATTAGTTCTAACCACCGGGTAATCAGATATTAAGTTTATCTTCATATTCATTATAGTTCTATCTTTATTGTATATTTTTTTATTAAGACCGTTAATCATTTTCATTAAAGTAACATATTCTTCTGTTTTTTTTAGTAATTTTCTTTCTTGTATAAAATCATCGTATTCTTGGACTTTTTCTTTTAAACGATCTACTTTTTTTTGTAACTTATCATCATTTATTTTTTTAGAATATTTTTCTAATTTTTTACACCTTGAATTTATGTATGGTCTTTCCCATACACCATAACCAAAATATTTCTTATTCTTATTATCCCAACAACATGGACAATTTCCATTTGATTCGCGGAACCATTTTACAATACAGTCGGTATGAAAGCTATGATTACATTCTAATATGTATTTTGGTTTATCTTCTATCCCAGATAAACATATGGCGCATATATCTTGACTGTCATTTTGATTCTGATCCATTATAATTATTATGGAATTTTTTTAAAGATTTTTGAACAAGTTTTTCATTCATCTCAACTTCTTCAATTAATAAGCTACTTATACTTTCTATATTTCGGAGACTCTTTTTGATATCTATATCTTCTTCTTTGAGATTATCTGTAAATATCTTGAAATTCTTTTTAGCATCATTAAACATAGTTATGTAGCCTTCTGGATAATCATACTTTGTTTTTGTATTTTCAATAATTTTCTCAATTGAACCATATGTTTTAATCAACTTCATAGCAGTTATATTTCCCACTTTAGGAACAACAGGACAATAGTCGCATCCACACAAGATACATAAATCTAAGAATTGTTCATGTGTGAGTTCTATGTCATTTATAAGTTTATTGTAATCAAAGATAGAAACAATATCTTTTCTTTTTAAACTTTTATCGATACAGTTCCGAACTAATTTAGGACATCCATAAGCCATTGTGTCCATATCTTCTGTTAAAACATAGTCTACATAACCCATTCTACAAAGTTCACTTGCGTAAGCTTCACCTTCTCCTACATTTGGGTGAATATATGAAATACCCATTAGATTCAACAATCTTTTAACTTCATCAACCATTTCAGAAGTTAAACGAAGAGCAGACTTCTCTAACTTTTGTTTTTCTTCTTCAGAAGTAGTTGTTAAAGAGGCTTCTTTCGCTTTCTTTGATTTTTCTTTACGCTGATTAATACAATCTTGTTTGTTGTCAGGGGGCTTACCATCAAAGATGAAGATCATCTCAATATTCAAAGAAATATAATTCATTATCTTGTAAAATACACCTGTGATATGAGATGTTATCTTACCTTTTGAGTTTTTGAAAACTTTTCCTGGCGACTTCAAAAGTTGTTGATAGAGGATTAAGCTAGCATCAACAGCTACCTTTTTCCCTGATAATTTATACAGGTTTTCATTGGTGATAGATTCTGGAGAATACTTAGTGATCGTTTTTGTCAGTCCTTTAATACCCATCTTGTATTAGATTTTGTATTATTTATTAAAATATATCAAATTTATGTTTAAGTGGTTGAGATATGTTATTTTGAAAGAATTAGAATATTTTATGTATATAAATGGCATTCAATCAGATCATTTATAATTTTTTAAATGAAACGAAAGAAGAAATAAAAAAAGAAAAAAATATGACTATACTAAAAGATGAAATCATAAATCCAGTTGTAAAAGAAGTTATAAAAGAATTATATCCTTATTTCATAAAGATATCTTGCTGTGTTATCGTGGTAGTTTTAATATTACTTTTAACGATAATACTTAATATACGAGTTATTTTGATGAATTAATAGTATTTCATTGTTCTATCAAACCCATCTTTTTTAAAGTATTGACCACTAAAACCTTTCTGAGCTTCTTCTAAAACAAGATAAACAATCGCTGGATAAAATATACTATCAATTAATTCTGGATATTTTTTTTGAATTATAGCAAATTCAGAGTCAATCGCTCTTAATCTTTCTTTTGATTCTAAATAATCCAATAGTGGTTTTGTAGATCCTGCTGTGGGATAATATAATCCATGAGTACTTCCTATTTTAAAGGTATTTGAATCTATCTTATTAATTTTGTTTTTGTTGAAAGAAGTTCTTATTTCATCAAAATCAAAATTTTTATCTTTAAATTTTAAAGGTCTTAAAACACCCCCAAAGTAGATCATTTTATCTTGTGGTAGTTTGTCTAGATTCATTTTATTAAGTTGTTTCATATCGACAAGAGAATCATCTTCGATAACAAGGACTTTTTCTAAATTTTTATTAACTATCTTTCTCATTAGACGTAAATGTGATAAAAGACACCCTACTACATTTCCCTTTTGTTTTTCACCAGCATTCCACATCATTATTATTTTTTCAAAATACTCTTTATCCATTTTATCTTCTTTTGTCTCTTGTTTCTTTCTAAGGTAATTACCATCAACAGCATTAAATTTTTCATATTTAATGTAATTTTTGGATGGTAGTTTTTTATTATATTCTGAATATTTTTTCCATCTATCTTTATTTCTTTTTAAATTTATTACAAAAATCCTTAGATTTTTTTTGTCCCCTTTCTTTTCTATAAAAGTCCCTTTGTTATGTATGATTTCTCTTCTTGTATCTTTTCTACGCCGCGTATCTTTTCTACGCCGAGTATCTTTTCTACGACGCGTATCTTTTCTACGACGCGTATCTTTTCTACGCCGAGTATCTTTTCTACGACGCGTATCTTTTCTACGCCGAGTATCTTTTCTACGACGCGTATCTTTTCGTCTTGTTTTCATTATATTAATATACAATATTTTTAACCGTGTTCATATTTTAATATTATATTCAATTATAGTATAATATGCGTTCATTCAAAGATTATCCGGATTTTAAACCTAATTTTACTCCTAAAGATGTCTTTAAGAAAGGAGCTTTTGGAGGAACATATTTTAGACCAATTTATTCATCTGTAACAGACAAAAAATATAATGGTAAAAATGTTATTTCAGAATATCCGAAGACTTGGTTTAAAGGACTAGATATTGATAAAAAAGTAATTTCAGAAAAATATGATAAAAAAGTAAATAAATATGGTGTTAAATGTGGATCTTCTTTAGAATCATGGGAAAAAAGTAATTGGATTGTAAAAGAGGATCCATATGGGTGGTTCCAGTGGTATTGTAGATTTTATAGAGGAAGACGGATGTATGATGATGAAAGACAAATAGATCGTTGGGCAAAATTGGCTGGACCAAATGGTAGATTTAGAAGAAGATTAATGAACGAGATTATTAAAAAGGGTAAAAAATATGATGACACGACAGTTAGTCCTGTAATCCGACAGGTGTTATTACATTGGGGTTATGAATTAACAAAAAAAGATTTTGAAGATTATAAAAAATCAAAAGAATAAATTATCTACGTTTAATAGGTGTTCTCTTTCTTGGGGGAAGAAAACCTCCACCTCTAGATCTGTTGCGCACTTGGCGACGTGTAAGACCACCTTCTTCTTCGTCATCATCATCATCATCATCATCCTCCTCCCCCTCCTCTTCCCCCTCCTGTTGTGCCTCAGGTCCACCAACCCTTAATTCTAAAATATCGTATTCTCCGGTTAATGGATCGGTGACTTCATTACCATCTTGATAATTTGTAAGTATTTCTTTTACTTGTCTTAGATAATCATTTAAACTATTTAATTCATCATCTTTTAATATTTTTCCCTTACCTTCTTCGATTTTTTCCTCAAATTTATCTACAGAATAACTTAACTCTTTTATTCTCTTTTTTATTTTATCGTCCCTTTTAACTTTTTTACCATCATTACTTTCATTTTTTTGTTTAGATACTTTTTGACTAATATATTTAATAGCAGACTTAATATCTATATTATATAACTTTAATAATTGTGTTATTAAAGCTTTTTCTTCCCATTTGTATGGAGAGATTGTATCTATTTCTTGATATATTTCAGCAATTTTACCCATATAGTAGATATATTCATCATATTTATCTTTTTCTATCAAGTATCTATATTTCATAGCTTCTATGAGATTTTCTAAATAAAAAGGATAATTTGCAGGTTCAACATCCTTAGTATTTATCTTTTTTCTTAAATTACCAATATCAATACCTAAATCAAGGAATTTTTTACTATCTTTTGTCTTTTTATTACCTCTTAAATCATAATAGTTATTTGTAATGAAGTTTTTAATTGTTTGATTATTCGCGTTTTTTTCATAAAATTCCTTAAATAGCTTTAAAATATCTTTTGTAAACTCTTTTCTTTTGTGTAGTCCTTCTAGAACTATCACATTACTTTTCATGTTGTTAAAATTCTCACGAATTTCATCTAGAATACCATCCTTTTTATTATTATCTGTATAATGAAGAAGACTGTCTCTTATAAAATCTAGATGATTATTATAATCTTCATTTTGGTTAACAAATGTAATGTCTCTTATAGTTTCTGATATAGCTTCTAAAGCGGTCATATTTTTATCGTTTGTACGGATTTTTTTATCTCCATTATTTAGATTAGTTTCTATATTGTAAACTAATAAGAAAGTTTCTTTAAAAAATCTATTGGATTTAATATCACCTTGTTTAATATCCAAACATGTCTCTGGAACTTTGCTTTGTTTCATTATATTTTAATAAAATATTTTAATTTTATCTTTATTATAGTTTTTAAAGTATTTAAGAAACATTTCGGCGACATGTAGATTAATATTAAAATAATTGATGTAGTTTTTTATATCATTAAACAATGTCTTTTCATTTTTATCTAAATATTTTTCTATAAGTATGTAAAGACATTCTACATTTTCTACTTTTGTATCTAATACTTTGTTTTTATGTATGAATATGATACTTTTACTAATATATTTTGTATATGGAACATTTTCTATTACAAGATCGTTTTTTTTTATTGTGTAGATTGTAGAAAGTGTATTAAACGTTAATATATGATTGATTAAATTCCAATCATTAGTTTCATTTAGTTTTTTATAGATATTATCAGCAATTGTATTGTTTTCATAAACTTGCGAAATAATTTTTAATTTATCTTTTTTTGATATACTTTTATTTTTGAAAAAGACATCCATGCTATCAAGAAGATTCATACCTATAACCATATAATCACTATAAGAATTACTGTAGATTTCATCAATAGATTCCATTTTAACTATATTTTTGATATGTTCCGAAAGTTCATAATTTACATTATCATAGATGTTTATATTTGAGAACTTATCTTTGTAAAATTCTATATTAACTTTAATATTGTGTAAATTTTTATTCGATTTAACTACTAAGTCTTGTATATCATATGTATCAATATTTTGTAAGAAATATTTCTTTGTGAAAAGGGTCAAATCAGATACATCATATTCTATTTTAAAGGGAAAACATTTATTTATGATAGATTTTACATTTTTGTTGATATTGTTAAATATGTATATGATAGGATTGTTTTTTTCTTTTTTCTTAGAAAAATCACATATTGATTTAAATAATTTTTTATCATTTATTTGTATGAAATAAATATCATCTATAATTAATGATTTATAAATTTTATCGTTAAACATCATAGTTATACTTTTCTTATACAGAGTATCTTCAAGGTATTCGTCAAAATTATGAGTAGATTTACAGAAATCACTTTTTACATATACTCTAACCCAGTCTTTTAGTATGTAATCTGCTATCGTAGTTTTACCTGTTCCAGGTAGACCATAGATAGCCAATGATTTTTGTTTATATTTATATTGTAACCATTCTCTTAAAAATGATTTCTTTTTAAATAAATCAATAATATCTTCACTTAGATTATCATTCATTATAATTGAGAATGATTTCTTTTTAAATATCATCTTTAGAAATATTAGCCATCACAATTTTACTATAGAGTGTATCTTTGTTATCTTCAATCCATCCATAATCTTTTATATTATCTATGTATTGTTTTGTATATGATTCCCATAAGTGAAGTGTAACTAAACTATCGTTTATTTTTGTATTATCACGAAATATTTTTTCTCCTTCTTTTGCGTAAGGTCTAAAGAAATATTCTGGTGGAAATACTTTCGCATACCATGGAAATTTTTCGTTTATTTTCCCAGGTAAACGAATAGATGCTTCTCCCCAACCATCGGAATTGAAATATTTTTCATAATTTTTTAACCATAAAGAAAAGAAATCACTTTGAGGAATAGTCATCATAAAAGCATTACATATAGATTTTTCATGATATATTTCATAACCTAAAACGGTATTATATTTTAAAAGATCTCTATAAGATTTATATGTTATCGTATCTATATCCATGTAAATTCCACCTCTTTCATATAACTTATTCATTCTAACCCAATCAGCTTTATGTGCGAAATGTTTTATCTCCTTCTTACCTATATGTGTTGGTAATAATATCTTTTCTAATTCTAATACATGTATTTTTTGTTTTAATCTTTCCCACCATTTTCCATATGGTTCATAATGGTAATAAAAATATATTTTTTCTGGTTTGTTTACTATATATGCACTTAGCACTGAAAGATAATAAACGAAACAAAATTCTTCATTTTGAGGTTTGAGACCAAAAATAAAGTGAACGATATTTGGTATTTTATTTTTATT